ATTATAATCTATGTCTGTTGTAGTTCCGTCATCATTCTTTCTTTCTATTGTTCCATCATTACGAGCAAGTCGATTAACATCTGGTTCATCAATTCTTGAAGGATAAACACTTTGTATTTCGTCATCACCGTCATCATCTGGACGGAAGTCTTTCATTTTTTCTCGTGTTGTTTTATTCGGGTCATTAAATCCAGTATCTGGGTCACCGAATGATGATGGCATACCTGCAATAGAACCCATGATAATTGGTCGTTGCATATCTGAACCATCTAAGAAAAATCCAACAACCCATGTTCCTTCAACAAGACCAGTTGGAGAATATCCTATATCTCCCATAGCGGCTGATTGAATACTTTGTAATGGTTGGGCCCAAGGTAAACTATCAGTAGGTATTTCTTCTTTTACTTTTGTATGTTCAGCATAAACTCTTACTCTACATCTACCGAGTTTAAGAGGGTCGTTGCGGTCTTCTACAACACCTATCCACCATTTAAAATTTTCACCAATTTTATTTATCATGTTTATGTCTCTGTTGCATTTTCTTTAACACTATCTTTTGCATATGTATCTTTAACAATGGACAATACAGTATAGAAATGATTTTTGCTTTTATTAAAAGTATGTCTTACAGCAGTAACTAAAAATTTATTACCATATAGTAAATTATTTGACTTTTTAAATTCTTCATAATCACTTGTTTGTGGTATATGAACTTCTATCACATTTCCAATTTCTACATCTGTATTACCAGGTATCACAATTTCTAAAACAAGATTTGTTAATTGAGTCATTGATGCGGCCATATATTTCAGAAAAGAATGTAGATTTCTTGGATTCGTAATCTGATTATCCGTGCCAGCCTCTACTGCTCTTTTTGTAAAATCATTAGAGTTCTGATAATCTTCACCAATGTTAGAAGGTAGATAATAAGAAACAGAAGTTCCAGCATCACTATTGTACATTGATTCGTCTGAGTGTACTTTAGGTTCATCTTCTATATGTGTCAACTCTGCGAAATGTTCAGCCCATGACCAAGCATCTTCAGTAAATTTTTTCATTAATGGGTCAATAGTTTTTACTACATGAGCATAAAGTCCTTGTTCTAAATTCTTGACAGTATCTAATTGATTTTTAACAGTTAAGGCGGTTATTTTTTGATGCGGAAAAATTCCAGTATCAGAGCCTTCTCCCTCTCCTTTTTTAGTTTCATTTTTAGCGGCCTCTGCTAAAAAGAATTTATCAACTGGGTCTTGTCTTAATAATGAATCTAATGTTCTGAAAACCCATTTAGTAGGTGTCTGATAAAATATAAAATTCTCAGCCTTACTTTTAGGGTCAGATGCATCTTCTTCAACTTTAAGCACAGCCTCATTACATACTTGTTGAATTGCATCAAAAGGTCTTATGCTAGGAAAGACTAATGATTGTTCATATTGAGTTTCTTGTAATTCTAATTCAGGCTTATTTGTTGCTACGACTCCAAATTCTTCTTCAGTAGGTCTTAGATAATCTTCGTATATACTTTCAACTATTTTTTCTGGTTGTAATTGTGAATAAGATTTATTGATAGTTTTTCTTTTATCAGCAATAACTTCTTGAGATATTCCATGAAGAACATAGGCTTCTGCTCTTTGCTCTACTTTTGTTCTATCAGATATTTTATAAATTTTAAATACGTGTGTAAGTGTGTTATCAAAGGTAGGTGTTTTAAATTGCATCACTAATGTTTCATCACCAACTATTGGAAACATTTCAATAAGACCATTAGAATCAAAAACTGCTAATTCAATCTTTGTTCCTTTTCCATATAAATCTTGGAAGATATTGAACTCTAAACAAGCATCTGTCAACATGACAGCATTCTTTTTAAAGTTAAATAATTGAATACCTTCTAGTTTAATTGCTCCTGCGTGATAAAGTTCTTTCTCTTGGTCGCTCATAATTATCCATGATTAATTAAATATTTCTTTTACACTAGCTAAGACTGATGGAAGAAATTCTCGTCTAAGTATTTTTATTGTTCTTTTAGATTCGTTTAATTCATCTTCGTAAGTATAACAATCTACTTCTCTCCTAGCTGAATCTGTTAAAGTATTATATGTTGTCTCGTCAACTATTTGAACTATCTTGGGTACAATAGTACCATCTGTCAATTTTGTTTGTTCAGCTATTATTTGTTCATAGTGTTTTACTTTTGCTTGGGCCTCTGGAACAGAACCATACTTAGAACGAATATATGCAATGAAATCATTATAGTCTAATGGTAAATCATATACTGGGTCAAGAATATCATTAGTAATCATTAATACCCAATCTAATCTTGAATCACCATAATACCTTTCCGCAATATACTGAAGTGATTGACCTGGTGCCATGTCATGTGTATAATACCATGTTGCTTTATCTTTCAATGCCTCTTTGTAAATAAAACGAACTAAAGGATTCTGTACATTAATAGGTGTGTTATCCTTATTAAGGTCATAACTAACTTTTGGGTGATTTCTGAAAAAGTGTGCCATTATCTATTGTTCTCTAATATGCCTTCTTTAGTGATGACAAATATTTCTGTTAGATTCATAGAGATATTAATTGATACAGGTGCTTTCTCATTTACTTCATTCTCCCCCACTTCTTTAGGAACATCAAAATATAATGGTTGACCTTCTGCGTGATAAGCAACATCTAAACTTTTACATACTGATGGACCCATATTAAATAAAAATTTCTCATAATGAAAGTCAATATCAAATAAGTTTGGATAATCAAAAAAGTGTGTGTTCTTACCATTCAAAGAAGGTGATGAAAAATATTTAAGTTTAAGAATAACTTCTCTTAATGTTTCAACCTCACGTACATTACGAGCAATAAACTTCCATTGAAATGCATGAGTTCTAAATTGAGGATTGGAATACATCATTGCCATATATGGATTTCTTGCAAGTCCTGCACCTGCGATAGCACCTTTAACAAATTGTCCACCAGCGGCACCTGCGATAGCACCAACCATTGGAGCACCTGGAACTGTAACCGCACCAAGAACTGCACCTGCTCCTTCTTCTGCAACTTGAATTCCATAATATCCAGCAGTATTAGTCAAATCTTTAAGCATATCTTTTCTGCCTTTAATTAAGTCAACTGCACTATCAACGACACCCATTATACTTCCTTGTCCTTTTGCGGCCGCTCCAAACTTAGCACCTGCGGCACCTGCTAGTCCAATTTCTCCACTATTCCAATCTTGTGTGTATTGTGTTCCTAAATTTTGAGGTACGGGTAAGAAAATATATTCGAGTGTCTTGTCTTCTGCAAAATCATTCTTCTGCATCAGTTCATGTTTAGCAACACGAATTGCCATCCAGTGGTCTAGTGTATCTAAGTCGTGTGGAAAAGCTATTGATGGTTTAGAAGTACCACCAGCCAATGCTCTTTCTAATTCATCTCGTACATCACCTCTACCACCACCACCGCTAGTAGGAGAACCATCTAAACCTTTACCTCTACCTGAATTTTGCGACATTAAAATAGATGATGCCATGCTTATAAATATCCTATGAATGTTTTATTCTATTATTTATAATGAAAACTCTAAAAGGAAAATATACTCCTAAAAAACCTTCCAAATATAAAGGTGACCCTACTAACATAATCTATCGTTCTTCTTGGGAACTCAAATTTATGAAGTGGTGTGATTTACGTGAAGATGTTATCGAATGGCAATCAGAAGAATTTTCTATTCCCTACAAGCACCCACTAGACGGAAAATTCCACAGATATTTTCCAGATTTTAAAATAAGAGTAAAGAATAAAGAAGATATAGTCGAAACATGGGTCATTGAGATTAAACCTAAGAATCAAACGAAAGAACCAAAAAAACAGACTCGTATGACCAAGAGATATATCAATGAAGTAAGTAGATATGCTATCAACAAATACAAGTGGAACTATGCTGAAGAATGGTGTAAAGACAGAAATTATAAATTCATCATCTTTACAGAAAAAGAATTAGCTATTTCAGTATAAATAGTTACATGGCAGTAAGTAAACGAAAGAGACCCACAGCTAAAAGAAACTACTCGACTTTCGAGAAGATACTTGAAAAAGGAGCAAGACAGGGATATGTTCCTGCAAAAAGCAAAGTGGGTAGAGATTGGTTTAGAGATATAGCTAAATCAACTAGAATATCTGCAAACAAATTAATGCAAAATGAAAAATCAGAATTGACAAGTAACATAGAGATTGGAAGAATGTATGCATTCTTCTACGACCCAAAGCATAAACAAACTTTGCCGTACTATGATAGATTCCCTCTGATTTTTCCATTTGCAGATGCAGACAAAGGTTTCTTGGGCATTAACCTTCATTATCTGCCATACGTATTAAGAGCAAAATTAATGGACGAGTTATATAGTTTAAGTACAAATAAATCATATAATGAAAAGACAATGTTAAGATTAAGTTATAAAGTATTGAAAGGGGCCAGCAAATTTAAATTTTTTAAGCCGTGTGTAAAACATTATTTAAACGCACACGTACAAAGTAGATTTTTAGAAGTGAGTGCCGACAAATGGGACATAGCATTATTTCTACCAGTAGAAAAATTTGCTAAGAAAGGAAAACAAGCAGTATGGTCAGACAGTAGAAGGATGGTTGGATAATGGCAGACACAAATGTAGCAACACAAGTAATAGTAACATCATCAAATTGGTGGGACGGACCGTTAATGTTATTAACTGTTCTATTTCCTATTATGTTAGCTAGTACAGTTCTTGTAGGTATAATAGTTTTTCATAAAAGGTCTAACAGGTCTTTGGGAAACAAACCTATTGCAACACATAGAATAGTAAAAGAATGTATGATAGTAGGTGTATTGATTGGTGGTTTATTTCAATGGTTACTCCATGATATTGTCGTAGCTATAACTGGAATGCAATTACCAGATGATGTAGGATTAAAACTATTGATTCTATCAGCGTGTGTAACAGGTCCTCTTGGCCAACTAAAATATCATCTACTAAGATGGTGGGCTAAATCAAGAAATCACACAGGACTTTATCAGTTCATAACTGTAAAACATATGCCAGAGATTGATTATACTGATGATGATGTTTCAGATATGACAGTCAAAAATTGGAAAGACACGGACGGTGGATAATCATGGCATTTAAACCAAATGAATTTGTATCAGAAATAAGTAAAGCAGGCGGTGTTGCACTAGCTAGTGATTTTAGAGTATTAGTAACACCACCTGATGGTATGAAACATCTTGATAATGAGGCACTACAATTTAGAATAGATGGTATAGATTTTCCTGCTCGGAGTGTTACAGAAATTAATAATCCTATATATGGTGCACCATATAAAATAGGTGCAACACTTAATTAAGTACCTATATCACTATCTGGTATTATGAGTCCAGACATGAGAGAAAGAGATTTCTTTCTTTAGGGGCAAGATTTGATTGGCGGTAGTCATAGAAAATCAGGAAAAAATAGTGATGAAGTAAAT